GAGGTGCGAGGGAAGTTGATCTTGCCTGGGAGCTCAAGGCCGAACCACGCCATGTTGCGTGAGCAGAGATTGCCTACCATGCCATCGGTCAGGCGGTTTCGCGCGAGCATGGCGCTGTCATCGAAGACCTCCATCCCGGTCTGCTGGCCGTCCCACAAGTCCTTGTCCTGAATAAACCTGCGCCCATGATTGACGTAGGCGATGATGTTGTCCAGCATCGGCTCCCAGAAGAGGCGTTGCTGGGCCAGAACCTCAAGGTATTTTTCGCAGTCCTTGGCCTTCTGGTCGTCCGAACGCTTGCCGAGCTTCGACTCGGAATAGGCGTTTGAGGAACCGAACTGTCGGGTTGCGGCGAGCATCGGAACCGGCATGGTCTAACCCAGCGTAGCTTTCCCGACAGTCGCTGTCCCTGTCGTCCCCAAAGGGCTCGTCATCTCTGTCGAAGCCATGCCCCGGCGCTTGGTCAGAGCCTCAGCCTGCGCCATAGCCGCAGTGTTCGCCGCCTCAGCCTGCTGTGCGTTTGTAGTGGTGGCAGTCGGGGCGGCTGGGGGCTTCTGCGACATCTCGTATCCCAACGTCGCCCCGGTGGTAGCGAGGCCTACGCCGGCAGAAATGAGGAGCGCGGTACCGGTGGCTATTCCAGACATGTCCTCACAATATCATTCTCTTGGCTGCGCGACAGCAACATATCTACTTCGTCGGTGAACTCTGCCTCTGCCTCCTCAACCGTCTTAGCGTTCGTCGGAAAGATCATGGTCATCTCCACGTCTGAGAGCGTCATGTAGATCTGCTTGCGGCCAGCGGATCCAGGACAGACGTTGTATCCGTTGAACTCTATCCACTCGTTCTCGGTAACGCTCACTGCAATCTCTCCGTGAATGATGAGAAGGGTAGGGCATTTGATGAGCACGTTGGTGAAGAGAACTCCCGCCGGGATGCGCACAGTTCGGGAATACATTCCAGCATGGAAGACATGCTCGGTCGCAAATTCAATCTGCTTCCGCGCGCGAATCTTCTCCTCGATAACCTTGATCTTGGATATCGTCTCGGGCGTAGTGGAGAGGATGGCGGGCTGTGTTGCAAGGTTCATACGAGGCTCACGATATACGCATTGTTGGAGTGGCGTGCGCGCTTGGAAACAGACAACATGCGATCAAACCTGCTCTCCGCCGGGGCGCTGTAGATCAAGGCCAGACACCCCTTTTCCTTGGAATAAGACTCGAGGCGATCAAGCAGGTCGATACCGGAACAGCGATATTCCTTGAGAAGGAATATGCTTTCCGTCAACCCAATTTTCTGTCCATAGTGAGGAACCACATAGTCCAGAACGGTGGCGAACCCAATGAGATTCTCTCCTTCGTAAACGCCGAACGCCTGAAACCCTCCCGACTTCTCCAGCAGTTCATAGAGTCCCGCCTGCGGGGAAGCGTAGCCCAGCTCCGGCAACGAGCACTCCAGCGCATACTCATGCAGTAGAGCCTTCGCGTTCGGGTCGTTGAGAATGTCGGCGTAGCTGACCGGTCGAATCAAAGAGCAGCGGCCTTCTCGGCATCTTCCTTCGTCGAGAAGTTGCCGATGAACTTGCCGTCCCCGGTCAACGTGAAGAACTTACCGTCCGTGCTTTCGGTGATCTTATTTCCCGTCGCTGCGTCCGGGTTGGCCGATTGCGGCAGGTATTCCTTCTGAATCCCGTAAGGGTCGCCCTCGCCGGCAAAGCCCTTGTCCCAGCCGTGGGTGTAGCCCTGCTTCTCGCGGGTGAAGTCGAGAAGGTCTTCCGACTCCTCTGCGTTCTGTGCGGTGAGAACAACCTTATCGATTCCGCCCTGCTCGTTCTTGTAGATCGTTGTCAGCATGTCAACTCCTCATTGCGTAATAGTATAATGGGGTCATCGGGCTTGCAGGCCCATCAATCGCTAAGGAGATAGCAACCGTGACAACCCCACCTGAGACAGTGTACTCCGCAGAACAAAAGCGGAAGAATCTTATTGAACGAGCAAGAGCCTCATCCAAAAAGAGCAGACAGAAACATAAAGAAAGACGCGCCGCGGATCTTAAGAGTTGGCAACAAGCCAACCCCGAAAAGTGTTACGCCAACACTAAAAAATGGTCTAGCAAGAATCCGGATAAGGTTAGGGTAAATCGACGCCGAGCTGACCTCATGCGTAAGTTCGGAATCACTATTGAGCAGTACGACTCTCTCCTCCTCGGCCAAGGGAACAAATGCGCGATCTGTAAGACTTCGGAACTCGGTCCCAGTGGTCGCAGATTTCACGTCGATCACGATCACTCCACAGGTAAGAATCGGGGAATACTCTGTCACTTCTGTAATGTTATGCTGGGTTGCGCAAAGGACAATACACAGCTTCTTGAGGTCGCTATTAAATATCTACGAGCGCATGGACAGACCTGAGTACAGCACGGAAGCGGGGGATTTGAAATTTTCTCTCTCCAGGATCATCCGGGCGAACTCCAGATCCAGCTCCGGCACTGGAGGTTTATAGACCGGCTGCTCCAGCGCCGCGTACCGGATCGTGTCGGGAAAGTCTTTGAAGTCCTCCTCCGGCTTGTCCGTGCCTTCTTCCCACTGGTAGTTGAACATGGACTGGATCGGACCCTTGTCGCCCTTGCACCCGTTGCGGGCGAACATCATTCCTGGGAAGTCTTTACCCTTCACCACAGAGTAGTGCGGCTTTAGGTACTCCTTGACCGACTTGTGCCCCAGCGCCACATCCCCCGGCGCGGAGTGGCTGAGAACGATCTTCCGTATCCCCGCATCGTTCAGCTTCTCCTCCCACGAAGTCTCGCCCTCAAGAGTCTTGGTCGTTCTGACTCCGAACTTCGCATCGAGAATCACCATCGCCGGCTCCCGGTAGTCGTGCTCGGCGCGCTTGATCTTCACCGAGTGGGCGATATCGTTGATGCTTCCATTGGCCAAGAGATAGGCGTACCAGTAGATGCGGTTGGCCGGCTTCCCGTTGATCACGATATCCTCAGGGCTCACCGCGCCAAACACCCACCGCGTAGGCTTCGAGTCTGCCGGGTCAACCGCCTCGATCCGCATCCAGTCTCTCGGGATCTTAAAATCATCATAAAGATGCTTCTCGCGGTCAAGCTCCTTGTATACCAGCCCTGACAGATGCTTCCATTTGCCTTCTTCACGGGCTTCTCTCTCGTCTGGGTCGGTGATGGTCTTGAGATAGTTCTCGATACCCGCCCGAGGCAGGAACCCCATGATCTGGCCGCACTTCGGGCAGTTGTCTATCGGACGTACTTCGCCAGCTTTGAGCAACTCCGGATTGTTCTCCGGGATCGTCACATCACAGGCGCGACACCAGTCCTGACAGTTGTCCCACGTCGCTCCGCGGAAGACCGCAATCTCCTGATCCTCTCCGCCGTTGTTGTAGGCATGAAGACTCAGCAGGTCATAGATGTACGCTTCCTTCAGCGGCGTCATGGTAAACCAGCTCGGCCCGTTCGTACTCATCAGACCGCGCATCGACGCCGTGAGAATCGGCTGCGGAGGAGGCTCGTCAAAGTGCTCCCAGTCAAACACCATTCCCTCAAAACTCTCCGCCGACTGCACGTACGACCGGAAGTGCGCCGTAGACCCACAGGGCTTCCCGTTGAAGTCATTCGTCAACGTCAAGCTCTTCATCGAGCCATCCGAATACCGCGATGTCTCCACCCCGCAGTACTTCGGAATCAGCGCCATGAACTCCGGCTCAATCCTCTGCGCCAGCGTCTGCCCCGCCACCTCGCACCCCACCAACCCGTTATTCGGTACCCGCACCTTGATCTTGTAGTCAGGATCGTCCTTCGACAGCCAAGGCCTGAACCCCATCAAATGCGCAATGTCCTCCGCCACCCCAATGCTTGTCTTCCCCACCTGATTCCCCGACTCAAACAACCGTATTCGCGGCATACGCCCATACTTGTTCTTGATCCGAATGAACGGCTCCTGCGCCCGGTTCATCTTCAGGAACGCTAACTTCATGTACTGCCGTACTTT